ACAGACACCTCAGGGACTGATGAAACTCCAAAAGACCTGACTCCACTCTCCATGCTTACTCGCACGGAATTAGATGCCCTGGAATCAAAGGGTTATGTATTTCCAGTGAAATATGTAGGTACAGCCGGTACTTATTTCAGCTCTGACAGAACTTGCTCTACAGGCGATTTCAATAGCATCTCTCGTAACCGCGTTGTGGATAAAACCAAGCGTTTAGTTCGCGCTACTTTAATCCCTACATTGAACGAGTCATTGCTGATTGACGGTGCAACTGGACAACTGGCATATAGCACGGTTCAACGTTTCCGGACTCTGGTATCTAATACATTGTCTGACATGAAACCAGGTGAACTATCTGATTTCCAAGTGTTTATTAATCCTGAGCAAAATATCCTCAGCACGAATACACTGATTATCGCATACTCCATCGTGCCGCTTGCTACAAACAAGAGTATCCAGGTTAAAGTTGGATTTACTCAAAAGTTAAACGCTTAATTTAGTATAAGAAGATGGCAAAAAATAAACCAATGATTAATGGGATTGCGTATTCGTGGTCCCAAATCGAAATCCAGTTAAGTAACATCAAGCAGACTCTGGTTGGTGTGAAGAAAATCGAATACTCTGATGAGCAGGAAATTCAGATGAACTTCGGTGCCGGTAATATGCCTGTATCTCGCGGCCATGGTCGTGTAACGGCAGAAGCCACTATCGAGTTATCTATGGAAGATGTAGAAGCAATTCGTGCCCAAATCCCATCAGGCCGTTTGAACGACTTGAATGAATTTGACGTAATCGTTTCTTACCTGCACCCTGATAAGGCGAAAATTGTTACGCACACTATCAAGCACTGCGTATTCAATACCAACAACTCAGGTTCAGAGGAGGGTGGTATGGAAATCACATCGGAGCTACCATTAAATCCGGCTTACATCCAGTGGAATAAGTCTAACATCATCGGTTTCAATAACTAATTAGACCGACATTAGTAATAAAATTAAAAGGGCGCAAATATTTGCGCCCTTTTTATTAACTCCTTCCCAAAATTTCCCTATACTATTATGAACTTAAAATTGGAGAATTATGGCGGGAATTATTTTAGCATGGGTTTTAGCCTACTTGTGTATCGGCTTATTTATTACGGGTGTAATGATTAGTGGTTACGGCGGCGTGAAAAAATTTATTGCAACTTTAGAGGTGAATGCTGAAATACGTTCATTCATCGGTGGTAGCAGACACAGGCGGTCTTTTTTCACAAAGGCGCTTATTAGCGTACTTGTGGTAGCTTGGCCAGGATTACTGTACAATATTATCAAAAATAAATAGTAGTATGGAGAAAATTGGTGTAAAAAGAACAGTGTATCCATCAAATGAGATGTCTGTAAGTGCCTTGGGTTGCAATGATACTTACGGTGGAGCACATGCTTATGAGTTTTTAAACTGCCTTGGTTTCAATAATGGTGAAACTGAATATATTTCAGAAACACAACAGATTCAATTCATTCAGAAGAATGATGACGGGTCCATGATACCAGGTTTACAATCAGAGCAATTACTTATTGCTCTAATTGACAGGCATAAAAAATTAAATCAAAAATTCCCTTCAAGAGAGGGCAGTTTAATGATAACGAAAATGGAAGAAGCCTTATTTTGGTCTGAGGCCAGGGTTCGTGAACGCTCTGAAAGAGGAGTTATGGGGGAATTAAAAAAATAATAAAATAGGAGGATTGAAAATGGAAGATGTTAACAAAAGTTTAGAATTGAACGTGGATGAAGAAACTTTAGCCTTGCAGCGTGAAGCTGAAAAAGTTAAGGCTCAATTCAATGTAAAGAGAATCTTTATGATTGAAGTGGATTCAGAGGGCGATAACGAAAAAGGTTTTTATCGTGCCTGGTTGCGTAAGCCGGACCTGAAAGTTCTTGGAGCTTTCTTCGAGTTAGGTCAAAGTAACCCGATTGCTGCATCAAAGATGGTATTCAACGAATGCTTCCTGACAGGCGATAACGAAATCACTCAGGATGACGAAATTTTTGCCGGTGCCATGAGCCAGTTGGAAGAATTAATGAAAACCCGTCAAGCTAAACTGGTAAAGTTTTAGAGCAATCTCAGGTCGGGGAAAACGACTTTATCCGGCAGCGCATGGCAATCACAAGGTTTATTTATCCAAGTGTTGATATAAGCGGCATGAATGATAAAGAGTTTGCCAGGATTGCTATGGAGGCCGACTGGACTGCCAGAATGATTTACGGAGGCGGTGAAACTGAGAAGCCTAAAGGTAATCAAAATCAGAATCAGATTGACCGATTCGCAAAAGGAAAGCAGACAATAAGGAGGACCGAGTAATCGGTCCTTTTTTGCATTCAACCCCACCCTATCGAATTTCCTATACTTAATAGATAAAATAACATGAAATGGCAGCAGAACAAGTAAGATTTGACATAATTATTAAAGACCTCGGTTCAGGGCCTTTAAAGAAGTTTGCATCCAACGCCAATACGAGTATAGGTAAGGTTAATAAACTGCTTAAGACGATGAACCAGAATGCCAACCTTGCTTCCAGAAGTGTTGGTAAATTGGCTACGTCAATGAAGAAAATTGACAGCAAAGGTGTTCAAACCATGAACCGTAACCTGGGTAAATCCGCTCAGCAAATGGACACCTTGACTTCCAAAGCAAAGCGACTACAGCGTATCATGGCCAACTCCAAAATAAATCCTGGGGGAGGTGGAGGAAGAGGTGGTTCCGGTGGAGGTCGCAGTGGTCGTGGTGGAGGCATGGGTGGCGGTGCCCTGGCTATGGCAGGTCAATACGTTGGGCCTATGGCTATCGTAGGAGGCTTGGCATTAGCTGTTAAAGAGGGTATGGAGTTACAGAACGTTGTAACTGATGTTCGCTCAGCTATGATGGCAGATGGCGATTTCAAGCAGAGTGCCTTTGATGGCATGAGCAAGAATATGAAGCAGTTGGCTGTTGATACTGTATTCTCCGGTAAAGAGATTTGGGAGGGGGTTAAGTTCCTTTCAATGGCCGGTTACAGCATAGATAAGATTAATAAAACTATGCCTGCCGTAGCGAATATTGCGGCTATTGAGGACATGAATATTGGTCAAGCTGCCGATATTATGTCGAGTATACAGTCAGCTTATGGTATTAGTGCTGATAAAATGAGTGCTGTATCTGACGTTATGACACGCACCTCAGTAGCATCAAAAACCAGTCTGGAAAAGATGGGGGAAACCATGAAATACGCCTCCAACGAAGCGGCACGTTCAGGTATAGATTTCAAAGAATTTGCAGCCGCTGTTGGTGTTTTGGGTAATAATGGTATTGATGCTTCAATGGCCGGTACTAACTTACGCCAAATGTTCCTCAGAATGAAAGCTCCTACGGGTGCAGCAGCCGATGCGTTAAGAAAATACAATTATCAATTCCACGAAGTAGTGGATGGTAAAACAAAGTTGAAGTCGCTCAGCAAAATCTCTAAAGAAGTTGCTGCCCTGAATATGACGGAAACCGACAAGAAAACTATATTCGGTGTGTACGGCGGTCAGGCTTTCAACTCCCTAACTTCTACTAAAACTAAAGACAAAGATGGCAATGAGCAATTGTTGCTTGATAACTTGTCTGGTCAAAACGCTAACTCAAAAGGTTTGGCGAAAGCCATGGCTGACGAGAAGATGAAAAACTTCAATGGCCAATGGCACCAATTGTCTGCTCAGTTCGAGGCATTTGCTGTAAATGTTTTCCTGAAACTGGAGCCGGTTCTCACCAGGGTAATGAATGGCTTGCAGAAAATGTTCGTGTTAATTAACGAAGAGGGTAGCACATTCTTTACAATTTTTGGTGCAGCTGTAACGGTTGTGGCCCATATTATGAAATTCCTTTGGACTACCGTAAGAGATAATGCCACATTCTTTAAGGTTCTTGCCGTAGTTATAGCAGCCGGTGCAGCAGCTTTTGCTCTGTATAAGACGGTTGTTTGGGCAGCATCAATGGCCACAATAGGATTTAATTTGGCGATAGAGGCAAGTATTGCGATAGCGAAAATCCTGAACGGAACTTTTGTTTTCACTGTATCTACGCTCGGACTTGTGGTTGTAGCTATTACAGCAGTAGCGGTAGGAATCCTGCTTGCCTGGAACCATTTTGAGGGATTCAGGGCCACTGTATTCGGAATATGGGAAGTAATGAAGTTACTTGGTAACGAGATAGCTTTATTCTTTACATCAATTTGGGCAAGTATTGAGGGGGCGTTTAAAAAAGCGATGGATAAGATTCAGCCTATAATCAATACACTGAAAGAATGGAAAAGGAAATTGTTTGGGGGAGATGAAGAAAAGGCTCCACATAATCCAAAGAAAGGTCCGGCAGAAAAACCAAAGCCTAAAAGTGCCATAGAATTAGCTATGGAAAGAGGTGCCAACAAAGCCAAGAACGGCGGCGGCAAAATAGGACTAAAGGATTTTGGTCTGGATAAACTAACAGAATTTACTAAATTTGGAAAGACAGGCGATGTGTCCTCTGACATGCCAGTAAACCTGAACATGGGTGATGGCGGCGGCGGAGGTAAAGGCGGCAAAGGTGGAAAAGGTGGTAAAGGTGGCGGTGGAGCCGTTAAATCTTACAGCGACAACAACACCATGGGCGGTATCATTATCAACGTAGAAAACCTGTTCAATATCAAGACAGAGAAACTACTGGATAGCCTTGGTAACGATGGACTGGCGCTGAGAGAAGCGATGACAAAACAGTTCATTTCCTTAATCAAAGATGTTGAAGTTTCATACGGAGCGTAAATAAAAAAGGGTAGCAAAAATAGCTACCCTTCTTTGTTTCCTGGAGTTACCATTTATAGACTGCGAGAGAGTGTCCTGAACTGTAATTCCCCTCAATGGTCCAAAACTCACCACGTTTCTTGTCAGTCCAACCCATAGCTCCTTTTCGAGTATCGTTAACAAACCCCATCTTTTTAAATCTGGCAGCATAAACGGAAATCTTCTCAGACGGTATTGCAAAGGAGTTTTTAACACACTTTCCAGTCTTAGGGTCATAACTGGAATCGAACTCTGGATTGAATGAAACATAGCTACCGGAACCGCACTCGGAGCATATCATAAAGTATGGTCGTTCAGTATCAGAACTAACTCCCTCGGCAAAATAATTAGTGCTAACTTCTGTTTTCCAGTATTCTTTAACCTGGGTTTTGGTCTGGCCGATGAAAGATTTTTGAGCAAATACTTGTAAGGCGAAAAGTAAAAAGAATACGATGGCAAATAAACATTTTTTCATGGTTTTGTGGTTTTTGGTTAGTAATTCGGCAAAGGTATAAGAAAAATATTGAGGGGCAAGTATTATTGCACATATTTTTTAGCGCTGAACGAGGCCTGTTTATTTTTCCTATACTACAATAGTATATAATGGTTACGAATTTTCTAAGAAATGGCAAAATTACAGGTAATAAAAGACACAATCGCCAACCGGAATACCCAGAGAGCATACTTTAAAATTATCACAAGTGGTTCCGGCCTTAAAAGGGCAGGTCAGGCGCTGAACAGAGTTTTAAATGGTGAAGCTGATATTCCGACATCGGTTGATGGCATCAAGGATTTACTGAAAGATAATATTCTCGGAAAAACTCCGGACAAGTATTATTATTTATCCAGATTCGGTACGCCGGTCCGGAATTACCTGAAAGTTAATCCAGGCAGCTATGATGTGATTGATAGTAACGGTACGGTAACAAAGCGCTCTTACCAGGGCACTTTCATCGACAGTGCTATCATATCAGTCAATCAGCCTAAAAACATCGTGATGACTGGCATTAACGGCAAAAACGGCACTCGTAAGGAGTTCTTTAGTAATGGGGACTACGAAATTAAGATTGAGGGGGAAATCTGCTCAGACCATCAGGATATTTACCCTATGACCGAGGTGCAGCTTTTGCGCGACATTGTAAATAGTCCTGAGCCGATAACGGTTATTTGCCCACACCTACTCATTTTCGGTGTCAGTACAATCGTAATCACTGGAGCTGACTTTCCTCAAAACGAGGGATTCTATAACACGCAGAAATTCTCCCTTACAGCAGTGAGTCATTCACCAGTGGATATGTATATCGAATTATCTGCTAAAGAATTAGCCAAGAATAAGAGCCGCCTGGATGGAATCATTCAGAATGCTAATGAGAAAATTATTGAAATAAAGAGTCGTGTAGATGATGTCCTGATTAAGGCCGGAGCCGAACGCTTATCATTAACGGATGCCGACCTTGGGCTAACAGGACCAAGTGGTGTAACAGGAGGAAACGGAATAGTATAATGGCAACAGGAAATAACTACGACAGACTAACTTGTAATATACAAGTTACGCGATGGGACGGCAGCATTGTTGAGTTCTATCAGTGCGTTTCCGTGGAATTGGATTTGAGCTTTGATACACTGACCGACACGGCCACTGTAACACTGCCGACTGATAACCGATGGATTGAAAAAGATGTGAACGGCTTCAATAGATTCCGGATGATTTCTGGAAATGATAAAGGATTCTTTTCTATTGGGGACGAAATAAAAATATACTTGGGGTACAATTTCTCCAACTCACTGCAATTCGATGGATTCATTACAGAGATTGAGCCGAGAACACCACTTAAACTGATTTGCCAGGATAGGTCCTGGTTATTGAAGCATAACCACCTTTTGTTCAAAATTGATGAACGGACGAGCATTCAGAAAATGCTTCCTATAATCGTTCCGCCTGAATTGGGTGTAGAGATTCACCCACAGACCTATCTTCAAGACATAACTTTAGACAGGATGGTGGCCCGAAATATTTCTACGGCAAAGCTACTGGAGAATTTCCGAGAGATTGGAATCATTAGTTTTATGAAAGACGGAATGCTGTGTATTGGTCGGAGCTTCTTTGCATCACAGGCAGGAATTTTCCAGAGCACGGAGCACGTAATGGTTAACAAGGATAAAGTTCCTATAAAGTTCTATCCACCACTATTCAACCGACATGAGAATGTTATTGAGGATAGTCTTAAGATAGTAAATGTAACTACTGAGAAGCGCCCTAAAAGGAAAAAGGAGCAAAACCCATTAGCTAATACAACTTACGGCGAAACTCCTTACCGGCCAACTCACGACATGGCCTTTAGTGGTGTAGCGATACGGGCCATGAGTATGGTGGATAAAAATAATTCATTCTATCTCACCTTGGTTCCGGACCCAAATAAACCTGGTGAATTGATAATTGTGGAGGACCATGATGAGCGCCGTTCAGATGCTGAGAATGAGAGAATCCAGAAAGAGCTTACTGGTAAACTGGAACCACAGGGAATTTTCCTGGAGAATTATTTTATCAGAAGCCAGAATGAATATGGGTTGAATCGAGAGGAGTTGATTGCAGCAGCCAAGTCAGTATTCCCTAAATACCACAGGGCCGGTCTGGAGGGAGATTTCACCACGTTCGGGGACGATAAGTTGTATGACAAGGCAAGCTACTCCCTGATGCCTGCAACGAGCCTTTATTACCTGGACCCACACAATCCAGAGTTAAATGGGGAGTACCTGATTAAGTCAGTATCAAAAACGTGGGGGCCTGATGGATACCGTCAAAAGGTGAGTATCCCACACAAAGTAAGTAACATAGTAAACGCTAACTAAGATGGCAGCAGATTTATCAGATTTCAGGGAGGCTATTAAGGGCGTAATCAAGCTCCACCTCAACCAGATAAAGGAGGATGACATTCTTCTCGGTAAAGTGGTGAAGATTCACGATGACCCTGACAACGAGCATTACGGGACAGTGGATGTTAGACCAACCGGAGGGGAATGGCCTATTATAACCTATGTACGAGTAAACGCTGTTATGCAGAGTGCAAAGAGAGGATTATTCACTTTCCCAAAACTTAATTCGGATGTAATCATCACAAAATATCACAGGGATTCGGATGCCGTTATTCTGCTTTATAGCCACATCGAAAAAATGGAATCCATTATTGATGAGGAAATAATTTCAAGGGTACAGAAAGTAACCACCAATAATCCATCTAAATACCTGGATGTTACCGAGGATGCTGACGAGTTTACGCACATCAGGCAAACCACTACCGACATTGAGCTGAAAGGTGCAAGCATTAAGATGGGTAGCGATATGGAGGAAGATTTTGAACCGGCAGTTCTCGGCACCAAACTGGCTGACCTACTAACCGAGGTTCTGGATATGCTCGCTGCCGCCACGGTAACAACTGCCATTGGTCCACAACCATTCCTGCCGGACACTCAGGTTAAGATAAATGATATAAAGGCAAAAGTCGAGGACATTAAAAGTGCCATCGTAACATTGCAATAAAACTTGGGTAAGGTTTTTTTCCTATACTTCATAGTAGCATAAATTATAAGAATATGGCATTAGTACCGGCAACATTAGCAGCGCAGATTCAAAGTATGATTGTGAACGCAAACCCGAATGCTCCGGCAGAGGCAACGCCGCAAATTACGGCTTTCTGCAATGATTTGGCCACGGCCATTGATGCCTACATCAGAACTGCCACGGTAACAGTAACAACCGCTTGTGGTTCAGGACCAGGCACGGGCACAGGCCTTTTAAGCTAAGCGAATGAGAAAAGATATTTTAATTGACGAAGAAGAAGATTTACTTATCAAGAATACGGTTAATCCGATGTTCTCGGTTGGTGTCTATGATGGTGAATACGATGGTAAATCGGTGTTAGCCGTTCCATTGCAGGCCCTCGGCAACAATAATCTGGACCAGTTCCGTACAGGCACTCTTTCAATCAACACCTACGTTAAGTTACCGGCCAATTTCGCCGGTACAAATTATATCTTAGTTTACTTCTATCACATAGACCGTAACGGACTGGAGATAAGAAGTCCGAAGCTACTGCTGATTAACGGTAAGGCGCAATTACTTGATGTTAATGGACTACATGAGGTGAGTCCAGGTGGACACCTGGTAAAATACCTTAAGGACATTCCAGTAACTTACGAGGGATACAAAGGTGCATTGGTTGCTGAAAACTACGAGCAGGGGGACTTTGCTATAGACAATTCTATCCCTCAGAACGAGAAGATGTTACTGCTTGCCAGTAAAGGTAATATTCTGGAGCATCCACTGAAAGGTGCCGATGTTATAGCAGATGTAAACGGTAACGTAGACCGCGACACCATGCGAGAAAAAATAGTTCGTGAATTCGAGAAAGATGAGCTTGAAGTTCTTCATTTCGAGGTTGTAACTAAAGACGGTATGATTATTATCCGTTCAAATGAATTGTACGACATAGAAGATTAATATGGCAGAATATAGGGTAAGGTACGGGCAAACTATTTTCGATGTAGCGGTACAAAATTACGGCCACATTGAGGGCATTGCATTTCTCATCCAGGACAACGTGGGCGTTACATTAAACACCACATTAGTTTCCGGAGAAATTCTATCAATAAATACTTCCAAGGTAATTGATTCAGGAAAGGTTAACTACCTGAAAGACAACAAAGTAGTTATCGCCAATTATGATGAAGAGGTGCGCATTTCCGACCAAGAGGGTTATTGGGTAGATGCAAATGGCGATTTTGTAATTGATGAACAAGGTAATAAAATTTTAGCATAAGAAATATGAATAAGACAATTTACGATTTCGTAAACGATAACGCATTAAAATCGAACGATGAGATTCCATTCTGGAGAATCTTACCAGACGGCTCCGGCCAGTCTACACGGGTAAGTTTCTCAGAATTTATTGCAAGTTTACCATCCACTCAGAACGAAACTCCGACTGAATTAACGGCATCTACCGGCAGCACGTCCTTGAATTTCAAGGATAAAAAATATTACATCGTAACCCTGGGGGCACCAACAGCAATCAGTACGATTAAGACTTCTGGAAAGAGCTTTAATGCAGGTGAGGAAATCATTATGGTTTTCGTATCGACCGAAACCCGTGCTGTTACTTTTGGTACAGAATTCAACTTACCTACCAGTATGCCAGTTACAGGCAAGATGGCGGTTAGATTCAAGGCTATATCTGAAACTGAGGCTGTACTTATCGGGGCAGCAGGTGGTGGAGGTGGCTCCAAAACCCGTAAAATAATTCCGGTACGCGGCACCAATTGGGGAGGATGGACGTCCGGCCAGGATATTCCCGTTGGCATGGATTATGACGATATTTTACTCAAAGCACTTTCTATCTCCAATCCTCCGGTATACAATGCTCCGTCAGCATCATTGAGCGTTACAGGCTCACTCTTTTCAGTAGAGGCCGGTGCAAACATAGACTTGCTGCAAGGTGCCACATTTAATAAAAATGATGCCGGTAGCTCGACAGGTTGCACATTTTATAAGGGTGGCGTGGCCCTAAATGCCGTACCGACTGTGGTGGAGCCATATTCTTACAACGAGGCAGCTTACCAAATGGGGGATGGGGCTATTGAATATAGTGCCATGATTACATACGGTGTTGGCCCTATTAAAAATAACACTCTCGGTACTCCAGATTCAACCGGACAAATTGCTGCCGGAAGTGTAAGTACAGCCATCACTACAATACGTGGTTTCAGAAACGTATTTTATGGATTCAACCAGGCTACACTTAACTCCGCAACTATCCGTGGGCTTGCTAATAATTTCCTGAATCCATACAAGGGGCAGAAATTTAATATCAATATCACTCCTGCGGTTACCGAAATTGTCATCGCAATTCCTTTACTCGATTACAACGGCTCTCAATTAATTCCCCATTCAGTAGATGGTGGAACTGGAGTAAGAACTATTAATGGTACTGTAACAAGTATAGAATTCAAAGAGGGCGCTATGTTCGATGTTAAGGGCGTATTCTCTGTAACTAAAGTGTCTGTTGAGGGGGCTAACGGATATGCCGCCAAGGACTATGCAGTTCTGTATTATAAGCCGGTAGCAGGTTTCGGTGGAAATTATACTTACATCGTAACAATTTAAGGAGGATATAAAATGGCAGAAACAATAGATTTTCCTTTACAGTTCAAGCGGCAGTACGATGGCCCATTAGACACCGATACTGTATTTAATTCCATTGGCGAAAGACTATCATACCTGGGTAACACACGGCGCTACCCAGGTCAGATAATGGGGGATGCTGAGGCGAATAGAGCTTACATGATTAATAAGTCAAATGACGGATACGTGCCTCTTACACCTCAGATAATAGGTAACGTGCAGCTATTTGCAGGAATTAGTCCACCTAACGGATGGATGTGGTGTGATGGAAGTTCATTGCTGATAGCAAATAATTCTCTCCTGTACGCCGTTATAGGCTCTACGCACGGGGGAGATGGGGCAACCTACTTCTGCCTACCAATTTTAACTGGCATGGGACCACACCCTGATATAAATTTTGCCATCTGTACTGATGGCATTCTTCCGACAAGTTAATAAGTAAAAGGTAGCCGAACGCTACCTTTTGTTTTTTCCTATACTTTATAACAACTAAGAGGATAAAAATGGCTTTAGATTTTCCATTACAATTTAGACGGCAGTATTCAGGTCCACTCGATGAGGATAGCGTGTTTGAAACCACGGCTCTACGTAACGCATATTTAACTAACGCACGTAGACACGGTGGCCAACCAGTAGTTGACCTGGAAGAGGGGAAAATGTATATCATTAATGCCGCCAAGAATGCCTATATTCCGGTTGGAAGCGATAACACTCTACATGACGTTGAACTGCTTACTTACGGAGCTTTACTTTTATACTCCACCACATCACTGACAGATGGGGCCAAGATGTTCGTGTGGGATGCCTCGGCTGACCCAATAAATAATGTTGTAGGTTGGGCCTATTATCGCTATGATAAGCAGACCGATAATTATACTCTGCTTTCCAAGAGCAATAATATTGCGCCGGACCTAACAAACTACTATACTAAGGCTGAGGTAAATTCCGCTATTTCAGCTGCATCAAGTAGTGGCCATAAGATAACAAATTCAAGTAACGTTGACTCAGTATCAAGGGCAAGACTTAAATTTCTGAACGCCACTATTGTTGATAATGCAAGCAATAACAGTACGGATGTAACCGTAGTTATGAATACGGATGCAGTAGCTGAATCTGGTACTCCAACTAACAAATGGTTTACGGAATCAAGAGTACGGGCCACGGTCCTTACAGGGCTATCTGTGGCCTCTAATGCAGTGGTTGGTGCAGCCGATTCTATATTAACGTCCATAGGTAAATTGCAGGCCCAGGTATCTTCATTAGCGACAGCTGTATCGGCTATAACTGTATCGCAGGTGAAGAATTTTCAGATTACATCTGACCTGGATACCTGGGACACGCACACAATTAAGGGTATTATGACTGCGGCCACATTCAGCTTTTTTAACGGACTTACCGCATCAGACTTCCGATTTGAGAGTGCGGCAGATGCAGCTACACCGTCTTTCACAGACCATGGCACAGGCTCAGCCGGACAAACTGCATGTGAGGGTGTCCTTAGGGCAAAGACCTCCGGCCATACCACTCAGATACGGCTTACCTGCATTACAGGTAAAACGGGTGAAGTGGAATTAAATTTTAAAGCATAAAAATATGGCAAAACAAAATAAAACCGATTGGGCTACACGTAGAAGAGTTTGCTTCAAGAATAGCCTTGTGGCAGATACTTCTACTAAGAAGCATTCACCAACCATATTTAGACCTGATAGCAGGTATGATTTTCTTGAAAAATCTGATAGCGTTGGCTCCATCAGTCTATTTTTTAGGATTAATAGCTTCGCTTACGGCTCAGGTCAAGCCTACTTTAAACTTATTGGCTCTGCCAGTGATGATGGAGGTGTAAATGAAAACGGTTGGATGGTGTATATTAATAAAGCTACAACTTCACCTGCTATTGTTTTCTTTAATGGCCGTACAGGTGGCGGTGATTATGCCAACCAAAAAGGTATGTCTTACCAAATTAAGGCAGATGTTTGGTATCATTTAGTGGTGAATAAGAATGGCGTTAATGTTGAATTCTATCTTAATGGTATTTTGCAGACAACAACTAATAGTTGGAGTTCTACGAGAGAAGCAACCGCAAAACTTCCGATTACCTTAGTGCAAGGTAGATTAGATAATCAAGATTCTAGGGCTGTAGTTTCTTACGCGCACGTAGTTTTCTTAAATAGAACTATTACGGAAACTGAAGCAAAGGCTATTCACAAACTTTCCGGAAAACTACCTGCTTCTACCCACGCAAACGTAGTAGGTCATTGGCCTTTACAGGAACCTATAGGTTCTTTTTCATTTGATGCGGTTGAGGATTATAATTACGCGAAAACTCGTAGTCCGGAAATTATCCGCGACCCGTTTTTTCAGAACTCTACTGCAGCATATTGGAGTGCAACAACTAGTGAGTTTGGCAGTTCTGTCTTTGTATCAGGTGGAGGTGTTAGGTTTACCGTAACATCAGGCTCAGGTTCAAACTATAACGACTTGCATTACTTTTTAGCGGAACAAGGCGGTATTGATTCTTTAAAGTACGGAAACTCTTATGAGGTAACCATAGATTGTGTATTTGAAACAGGCAACCCTGCCGGACTTATTATCTGGTATGACCTTAATCTGAATGCGCACCAGTATAATTTCGGTAACGGGAAAACCACGTTCAGGATAGATGGAGGGGTTTCACACAGATTCCAGATGTGGAATAACGCTGTAGGAACGATGCTTGTTAAAAGTTTTTCTGTAAAGCAGATTCAAGGTGCTGTGCAGATGGGTTCTGATTTTATGCAATACGGTGGGTGGAATGTTGTAACGGCCAATAAAGGATTGGGGGTATTTTACTGGCAGATGTATGAGGTAGGGGCTTACGCTGAAAAGTCCTTTAATATTTTTGCGCCTTCCATTATTCGTTTAGGTGTTTACCGGATTAACGAGGGTATTACGTGGAAATTAGAATTATTTAATGATGCTACTGGCGCACTTGTTTCCACGCAAACATTCACCGAAACTACATCAGGGTATAGAGAGGGCGTTAATATTGACCTCAAAGTAGATACTGGCCGGTGGAGAGTTAAGATAACTACGGTTAGCTTCACATCTACCGGAACAAGTGGCTTTAACCCGTTTTTTCTACACCGGACTGACGAGGTAATTCCGGTAGGTTACAAGGCCAACCCAATACAACTAATCGGCTATCAAGGTTCTACTAATATTTTTAACCTTGCTGATGTTGTGTTGGGGAGTACATGGCATTGGGACTCCGCGACTGGAACTTTATCTCAGGATATAATCAATGCAGCTAATGGTAATCAAGGTGTTTACGTAACTTCAATAGGTCTGATTGAGCAACTTGAAGCAGGTACAGAATATTGTTTGCGCTTCACCTGTACCAATCCTAATGGAGCTACAATTATCTTCTTAGAAGGTAATGGTGCTTATGATAGCACAGCAGGAACGTTATTAGGTGATAATACTTGGTATTTTCGTGCATCGCGTGGAATAACTAATAGGGTAATATTTATGAACCTTTCCGATAGCACCAGCGGGTTTTCCGCCAGTAATTTCCGGTTGGAGAAATTACCGAGAACTGAACGCATAGATGTTTATTCCAAAAAGTCTGCTGTTCCTAAGTTAAGATTTAACGACCCAAGTAAGTACCTACAATTCCCAGCGAACGTTACAGGTGATATAAACCCAGCGAACCGAGGGTTCTTGACCTTTATTTTTGACTTTAGTGCACAGAAAGTAATACAGGGTTCGTACCTGTGTGTCAGTAACGCGTTCTCAGTATGGGTGGGTGATTTGAGCGTTATAGGCTTGTCAGCAACCACTAATGACTTAGGTGTTGTAGCTTCGCTTTACAACAGCGGCAACGGCTCGGTAAGTAGAGTGGTTTACAGTTTCGGAGTAGGCACTGCACTTAAAAATACTCGTGTTATCGCGGCGTGGGATAATACTTCAAACCTAAAAGCTATTAAGCTGGGGATTAATGGAGTGGTAGTTGGAACTTCAACAGCCCCGACCTACACAAGTGTACCTGTAGAAGATTTCGGGCAATTAGCTACGATGTTCAAGGTAGGTGCAGGCGACCAGATAGAAGTAGCCTACGCTAAAATATTTGGTCAGCCTTTTACAGATTCAGATATTGCGCTTTATGGTAAGTATGGTTTCACAAACTATGATTCAGGTATTGAGCAATACACAAGAAAAGCTACCATGTATCCTGCACAATTCCACGGTAATAAACTTACCATAGCAGATAGCGCGGAAGGAACTCTTGTAGGTTTAACCCAGGCTGAACTTATGAATTCTGTTGTTGCTCCGGATGGTTATTTGCCTATTCTGCGTAATGCTTTGCAGCTACCAAACGCTACGCCATTTAATTTACCTAACAGCTTCTCAGGTGTAAGTAGCACAAACTTCGCTATATACCTGACTTTTTACATTAATGATTCAGAACTATCAAATCAAGCGTATATCTTACAATGTGGCAATTCAGTAATTCAATTAGCTACGGGTAGTGTTTATGGAAACTTTGCTATTGTATTAAGCCAACCAGGTCAATATTTGATAGGCCAAGAAAGTAATAGCACTTCGCCGAGATTAAGGCTAAAAAAAGGTATTAATTCTGTTTGCATTCAAAAGGTAGGCGTTAGAGATTTTCGTATTTCTCTAAATGGGATGTTGATTAATTTAGTAGAAGCTCAAACAGGATTTATAAACAAACCCTACCAGAATCTTAATGACGATGTAGTATTAACTGGTATTACTTCACATTTCTTTCAAGGGCAAGGGAACGCGCTTATAAATTTCGGCGTGTACAACAGCAATTTTACCGCTAAGGACTTACTGGAAATGCACGGTAATTCCATGTTTAACAACCCTGCCGATGTTAGTAGATGGAAAGGTTATTTCCAGTTCAATGATGCCAGCAAAGCAACCTTTCCGGATTTGTCAGGGCAGTTGTCGGCAATAACGAACCCTTATTCCGGCAACTACGTGAACCCGGCGCACGCGGATTACGCAATAAAGGAATTGCAATACCTGCGCTCCCCTGCTACCTATGCAGCCAGCAAAATGGGTGTAGCGTACTGGAAGAAGGTTTACCAATCCGTAATTTCCGGAAGTAATAATAAAATACAGGATTGGGATTACCTGTTGAAATGCTATGAACTGGTAGAACTGGCCGGTGATAACCTGGAAGCGTGGATGAGCATTCCTGCAGGCGTTAGTATAGCTACAAGCAATGGGAGGATTACCAATACTTACGGTTTGATAGGGGGCGACACCGTTACCACCGGAACGGCTAACCCGATAGTGGATGCGCCGTCGGGCCGGATTGCTATTACCCAGACAAACGGAAATTTTCTGCTGTACACAGCGATTTCAGCCGGTACACAAAAATACGTCGTTACGGTTCACCGATTCCCAGACGCTTCCGCTTATGACGCTACCATTTGGCAATTCGGGGACGCCTTCGGCGCAGACGGCGGGTATGATTTACTTTATACAGGTTCGCAACGTTTAGGGTTTAACGACCTGAACGGTAGCCATCAATCGGCGGCAGTTTCCTACGCTACGATGCACGACAAACCAGTTTTAACCGAATCGCTGATTTTTCAAGACCGTTTAGGGGCGAACCGCTTGTTTGTGAACGGAGCGGAGCAAACATTGAACGGGCCAATGGCGGTGAATAAAAGCATTCCCGCCCGAATTAGGTTCGGAAACGGCGTGGCCGCTTCCAATAATTACTTCATGGAAGGATTGGTTTTCAAAACTGAGCCTTCGCAGGCGGTGAAAGATAAAATGAGAGAATTATTTAAAAGTTATTACAAAATTTCATAATGGAAACACACGACTTAATT